TAGATATGCGAATCTATTTAGAGATTTTACCGAACCAAGAGCGCCGTCGGTTCAAGAACAAGCATTGCATCATTTGGTTGAAATAGCTCGCGAATTCAATAGAAATACTCGATATTACAATGACAATGTAAGGGACTATAATGAAATTATGAGAACTATTGTTCACGCATTGACAAATACGCAAACACCAACACCACCTCCCCGTAGAACATCTCAACAACCCACCTTTGATATAAGCATGAATATGTCATTTTGGGAATTTCCTACAACGCGCACAAATAATCAAAGAATAAATTTATCTAGAGATCAAATTGCAAATAATACTTTGACGTATGGATATACGAATGAAATGCAAGAATCTGAAATAGACGCAACTGGTAATGTTTGTCCAATTTCGTTGGAGCAATTTCAATTAGGCGACGTGATATGCGAAATTCGCGGATGTGGACACAAATTTAAACGACCAAATTTGATGCACTGGCTGCGTCGTAATTCTAGATGTCCGGTATGTAGATACGATTTAATGACAAATAGTGCGGCTCCTATAAATGCAACAAATGCAGAAAACGTGGAAACACCCGTTATTGAAGTCCAAAACGTGAACGACGAGGATATACATACCTCTTTGTCGAATATTTTACAATCTTTAATAACAAATTCGATGGACGCTTCTGGGAATATCATTTATCCGATGGGTTAGACGCCGAATATTTTTGCAAAGAAAGCAAAAGGGTGAAATAAATAATATAAAATTCCACGATCGTCCGATATAAAATTATTTCTCGAATCTACATAATATACTGGATACTCGTAATCGGTATAGATGGGAAAATACCCATACCTATTCATTCCGCCGTATGTAGTGGGGCCATATTTTCCATGAAAAACGGGAGGATTATAGCGATTTCTATGCCAAACGTTTCTATCGCCGTGTCCATGATCGTTTTTGATGTGATCATTTTCTCGGAAACCTTCTGCTAAACATTTTGATTTTGAAGATTCTAGTATGTATCCGACCATTACAATGAATATAAAAATTGCGATGGATGGTAAGATAATATATTTCATCTTCTATTTAGTATACATAGAAAATGACTAGAATGTAATGAAAATAAAAATTGATCAGAATTGTCAGGGTTAATTGAATATAAATTCAGTCAGAATGGAAACCTCAATCCAAATTCACTCATGTCCCCCGGAATGCGCCGTTTCTCTTGTCAACGATGATGAATATTTTGGTGTACTCTCGATAAAACCTGGAAAAACGGATCGCGTTCAGAATACCACGTTTCTTCTTTTCACTGTGGATCGAACGGGTTCTATGAATGAAGGCGATAAAATAAAATACGTCAAAGACACATTCAAAAATATGATCAAATATATTGCGACCCAAAATGCGGACATTTATATCCAAGTGAATATTTTCAACACTGAAGTGAATACGTGCATTTCACCTGTTAAGGTACATCAAGGAAATTTGGAAGTCTTGATTGAAAAAATTGACGCAATTGAAGCCGAAGGATCTACCGCAATTGACTGGGCGTTACAATGCGCTTCAAGTACAATGAAACTTTATATGGAATTGAACCCAACTCATTCAGTGCATCATATTTTCATGACGGACGGCGAAGCAACATTTGGCGAAAAGAACAACGGAAAGCTTGCCGCAATGGTGTCGGGTGCGTATCCAAATACGTTCATTGGTTTTGGATATAAACATAATTCGACGCTTTTGCGTAAGATGAGTGAGACGGATCGTGCCTCTTATGATTTTGTGGATAATGTAGAACATACGGGACTCGTTTACGGAGACATTTTACATAGTTTGATGTATCCCGCTCTCTTCGATGTGACAATTCGTGCAAAAAATGGATCCCTATATAATTGGAAAACGAATAGTTGGGTGCAAGAAATAACCGAATACTTACTTGTAAGCGAAACTGAGAAAAATTATCATGTAAAGTGCAGCGAAAGAGACGAGGTGGAGATCGACGTTTTCGGAAAATATAACGCGAACGAAGCGTCGATTCTCATTGATACAGTGAAAAATATTCCCGCTTTAATCAATGGCGAGACCGGCGAGTTGATGCATCATACATACGATCTATCCAAATATGTATTTCGACAAGCGGTTTTGGATAAGCTATTTACTGCAAAATCGAATGATAGAATAGATACACACGACAAATGCAAGAAAGATATGACGGATTTATTTTCAAAATTGAGGACATATATGAAGGAATCTGACAATGAAGACGATGCGATGCTGAAACAATTGTGTGATGATTTAAGTATTGCATATAAAACTCTCGGAACCGAACAAGGTCGGGTTCTTTCATGTGCGCGTCAAACCAGCCAAGGTAGACAGCAAAGTAGAAATGTATCTACCCCTACACAGCATATACAATCGCGGTCAGTATTTGCTCCTCCGATATATAGAGTCAATGCCGGAACAGGAATAACACCTTTGTTTAATTTTCCGGATATGGATGATGATTTTGCACCGTCCGATCAAACGGAAATCGACCTGTATATTCCTTCGGAAGATCCCATATCGTGTTATGCAACAACCCAAGCCGCGAGTACGATGAGAACTATGACTCAATCATAAAATCATAAAAAGGTGTTTCGCAATATTGTAAAGAATAAGTTTTCCTAACAAAATCCAAGAAAAAACTAGAAAAAGCGTTGAATTCATGTAAAATTAAATTCACATCTTTTTTTATACGGCGTTCTTGGTTTTTAGGATGTAAAATGTGAGATTCTTGGTATTCGTCTGACTCACCGACTGCATTTTCCCAAGGCAATGATTTATTTATAATAAATAAAAATACGTAAATTAATGAAATAACGTCGTCTCTGCGCGATGCAGAAAAACCGTCGTGAATGTTTAAGCTAGCGTATTTAGGTGTTCCTAATATATGAACGTCTTTTTTTTCTATAACGTGTTTCTTTTCGTCGTCTACGAATGTGGCAGATAATCCGAAGTCTACCAAGAATATTTCTTGGTGTTTAAACATGATATTTTGAGGTTTAATGTCACGATGCAAAATAAAAGCGGAATGTATTTGTTTTATATTTGAAAGAAGATTTTTTATTATTTTTTCCGGCGGGCAAAAATGAAGGTCTCGTTTTACATAATCAAACAATGATATTTCAAAAAAGGTCATTATAAGACACGGCTTTTCTTCAAATCGTCCGTACCAATATATTAAAGGTATATTATGACAACGATTGTGATATAAATAATTTAGTATCCTTGCTTCGTGTTTTATAAAACCAGTTTCTGATGTTTCGATTTTTATGGCAACTATTTCTTTTTTATAGGTTCCTTGGAAGACGGTTCCGAATTTTCCCCTACCTATAATATTTCCGATGTTAAAATTCATACATTATATTCTATCTATATGTATAAACTCATTTTCCAAATATATTATTCTTATAATATAAGATGATTTATAATATTTGGTTTTCAGTTTTATTATTATTTTTATTATTATTTGTAGGCGTTCAATATTTAGATTCAATGTCGAGAGAATCGATGCGTACATTATATATGCCCACTGCACATCCTATTATACAATATGTAAAACCTAATTATTATGGTGGGTTTTCTTCGACTGAAGATATGAATCAATGGGTAGATAATTGCATATCAAAATATTTTGATGATATGAATGTGCCATATTTGAATACGGTAGACTTGTATAGAAAATATATTGTAAATAAAGGCGTTTTGAAATCAGAATATAAGAATAAACTTCGGGATATGTGTCATTATCTTATTAATATTGTTATTCCGAATTTGCCTACGATGGAAAATCCCGATCCAAAAATAAGGTGGCCTAAGATAGAATGGTTATCGGATGATTGGAAGGCTTATAATTATTCGTTTAATTTGGACGCAAAAATGAATTTATTTGGCGGATCTACTGTTTATAAAAGGACGACCAATGGTGAGGACTCCGAAAAAACTGGATCTTCAACGCCTGGATCGGCAGCCACACCTGGATCTGCTCCCACACCTGGATCTTCTACGTCGGGATCTTCAACACCTGAATCAAACGCATTAAATGGTTCTTCTGAACCGTGCGCTAATTCGTGTCCAACGGATTGTTTCAATAAAACTTTGTCTAGCATGTATAAATCTGCAACTTCTAGTCCCGGATCGGCATCTCCTGGAAGCCAAACTGTTTCCGCGTCTCCTGGTTCGGACGCCAAACAATCTGATGATAGTTATGAATCTTCTACGGGCGGAAAATATTCTTCCAGCAACGAAGGATCTAGAATATTAACGGTGGACCAAGTTTTAGTAACCAATGAACGCGTTAAAAATCCGTCGTCCCAAGAATTGAATAATTTGGTATTTGGTAAAATTAATTATTATATAGACGTGGAATTTGATTTATATCCCACTTCGCAAGCACAACAAGATTTTATTAATTTTGTTAAAATTTACGGCACTATTGATCGCTCTCATAAAAATAAATTACGTGATTTGATATATTATTTTATGGAAAACATAATACCCGGATTACCTACGCAATCTAATCCGGTATGCTATGTGGAATGGAGACCGATTCGATGGTTGGCGAATTCTAATCTTTAGTTCAGGGAACCTACGGTTCCCCGAACCCCTCCCTTTTACGGTTTGTTCTCTTTACGTTTTGTCTTTTATAAAATAAAAATACAGCATACTATATATGAACGCAGTTTTCAAATATATTGATGATCTTTTAGAAAAACATAAAGTTTCGGTTTATATATGGTTATTCGTAATACCTTATGCGTTGTATTTTATTACCTTGTTAGGTGTTTGGTATATTAAGCCCGCTTATATTCATATTCTTGGAAATATCATGCAAATTTACGTGGCACTCTTTTTAATATTCCGTTTTAATCCTTATAGAAAACATGAAATTAGACCACATGACGACCAAATTATATTGGGAAGTGCATTTTTACTATTAACAAACGCAGGAGTTACATCATACATTTTATCCAAAGTAAAGAGAACCCTTGCACTGTAAAATGGTATAAAAACAGTTTACGAATAATTATATATGATGAGAAATGACATATATAATTTTATAAAAACACAAGGCGTAGATGTTTCAGAAACGCCAATTAATATTGACGAAATCTTGGAAAAAAAGAGGTTGAATTCAGTATTGGCACGAGATCGTTTAAAAGATCTTTCTGAAGAGGTAGTTGACTCAATGAAATCTATTTCTGTACCGAATGATGTGATAGCTGAATATTGTTCCAAATTAGTTGAATATCGATTTGTAGATAAAATTTATCAATTGCAAAAAGGAAAACACGTGCGATGGATAAGGAAGCAAGTTTTGTCAAAAAAATACAATATAAAACCGATTTTGACAAATGGGGGGATTGTGATAGATATTAAATTCACAAATAATGGCGTATCGATTCTTTGTAAAAACAAAGATCGATTTATTCAATATGGTTTTGACGATTGCCTTACCTATCAGAAATTGTCTCCGGATGAATTGATGATTGTTGGATGCATGAAGCTTGCGGATTCTTAATTAGACCCCAGTAGAACCAAATCCACCTTCGCCTCTTGTCGAATTTGATAAAAAGGATTCATTCACCAATGAAACTAAAAAAGGTTCCAATGTGGGACCGCAAATTTGAAGTAGCCGTGTATCTTTTTCAACTTTTTCACGAGAGTCTCCCAAATAACGAAATGCTCCTAGAATCCATCCTCTGTATCCACTATCAATGATTCCTGTTTGATTTGCCAACATCAACTTTGTCTTGGATATACTCGACCTGGGATACAAATAATATCCGCACGACTTGGACGTATTTTCTAAAGTATTGTGTAGACGCATTTCGCATTTAATCCGAAAATTCACCATACGCGTATCAATGGAACCAAATTCAACCGATTCGGGAAAGAATAAATCAAACCCAGCATTCGGATTCGAATCATTCAATACAGAAAAATTATGTTTTTCTATAGAACTTTCATATAGGCAGCGTAATTCCGG